AAGAAGCAACTCCTTTTGCATTTAATCCACCCTCTGGATTTTTACCTTCTTTTTTTTGCCAAGCAGCAACCTCTTGAATTTCAATTTCTTCATTCATAGATTTATTTACATAAATTAATGGTTGTCCAGGAACAAATTCAGAAACTTTGAAAGTTAAAATTCTACAATCAGGGTAAATTTTTTGAATTTCATACTCAACATCCTTTCTAGTTGGGATGCCTATCTGTGGGAAAAATATTTTCGTTCCATAAGTTTTTCCTCTCCAATTAAACATTACCGAAATAATATTACCTGTTTTTGCTGGAATACGAACTGATTCTTCAATTTCAACATTTTCAACTTTTACACAGTTTGGATATTTTTTACCAAACATAGTTTCCATACCTTTTTTCTTATATCCTTTCCAACATGCCTCATCAACACTGGTTGGACACTCATCCATTCCGTGTACTGGGCAATCTTTTCCTTTTTTTGTTTTACTGCAAGATCCCTCTACTGGTTTTCCAATACCAACTTCAGTCGGTTTAATTTTTTGTCCAGGAACATCAAACCCTTTTGGTAAAGGTTTACATTCTTTATTGGTATTACACCAATACATTCCTTTACCACACTTTTCTTCACCAAGAACTAATTCAGTTAATTTTGGTTGATACTCATTATTTAATGGTAAAGATACTGCTGCTGAAGGTCTTAATTTTGATTTTGCAACTTCTGCTTCATTATCGTTAGAAAATGTTTTTGATCTAATTTTTTCTTGTTTTTTCATATCATTATGAGGTGTCTTATTAATTTTAAAACTCATCATTTCTTCACCAAGTATTTTTTCAACTAAAGATATTTCTACTTCTTCTGATTTATTTCCCCAATTAGCAGCACCAACTTTACGACATTTTACAAGTGCTCCAGATGCATATGCAGATGGCCAAACTGAATATCTTGATTTTACTTTATGGTAACAAGCATCTTTAGTCCCACTACCTTTTCCTTTAGCATCCGATTCTTCAGACATTTCATTGCTATCCAAATAGTCTGCTGCAGTATCAATATAATCTGCTGCTTTAGTAATTTTTGATTGAACCCAAGCAGGTAATTGTGAGTCACCTTTTTTAATAATTTTTCTTAATTTTTTTACAGCACTATCAATCGTATCCATCTCTGTACTTGCCATATACCCCTCTTCATCCTTTTCTCTGCCAGCAGCAATTGCTTTATGATTTTCTTTGAAAAATTCTTCTTTCATTTTTTTTGTGGGGGAATCGGTGGAAACATAAGTTGGTGATGCAGCATTTCTTTTTTTTGGTTGATGTGGGTCAGCATCACTTTTTCTTCTTACTGCAGATGCTATTTCAACTTTAGTCATACTTGCTAACTTATCTCTTGAGAAACACTTAGGAGTTTTGGTTTCCCCAGGTTCATTAGCACATGGAGATCCATCTGATTGCACCCAACCAGGTTTACCACCATCTGATTTGGATTTACCAAACCAATCACGAAGACCTTCTTCATTATAAGTCCTTTTCTTATGTTGTGCTTTAAGTTCTTTTTCCATCTTAAGTAAGTGCTTGTAGTAATCTGGGAACTCATCTAAATGCTGAAGAGCGATTCCGTATGCTTCCTCGTGGGTAGTAACGTGCTCACGCTCCACAGTTGAACCAATCTCTGCCTGTTTGATAATAGCATCAACGGAGACACCATGCCTCTTGGCGATTTCCTGTTCAGTAGGAACTTTCTTTTTCATCGGCTAATTTCCTCCCAATCTACGGATGCCACAACAGTTTGGATTTGAGCAATCAATATCTTTTTTTTTATTTATTAGTCCACTCTTCTCTAAACTGCTTGAATGTCTTCATTTTTATACTGCTGTTTAAGTATTTTAGAAAGTTCTGCTGTTGAACCAATAAAAAGTGCATTGGTCACATTTGTTGGTCCCTTTGGTCTTCCTTCATCAATATCTTTTAATTTCTTTTGAAGTTCCATTAGTTTATCAGTCGCATCGGCAACATTTTTAATTAATTGTCCAGCAACTTCATATGCTCTTGGCATTTCACTTTCTTGAGCAAGTTCAAGAATACCATTAATTGCCTCTTGCCCCTTTTCAATTAAGGAATACAAGTTTCCTCTAGTGTATTCATAATCTTTTTTTATATCATCAACTGAAGATGATATTTTTTCAATTTTTTCTTCATTTGTTTCAATTTGTTTTGATACTACTTCTCCAGCAATATCAAATGCATCGTTTAAACTATCGAATTTTTTTGCCATTTTTTATTGTGTAGAACCATTAAATCCAAAATTATCACCATCTTCTATTAGTAAATTATCAGATTGTGTAATTGATTTAATTTCTTCTCCCCTTAAATGTGATGTAATTGTAGTACCATCTCTTCCTCTTTCTACAGTTAGTACATTACCAATTTTAGATTTTACAAACAATTCCTCACCTTCAATTTCTAAATATGTTCCAACTGTAATTCCACCAGCATTCTCAACATTTATCAATATTTCTGATGTTGAGAAATCTTTTGCTACTGTCGTGAGAATAGTACCTGTATAATTTTTTATTGCTCTTGGTGTTGCAGTATAAACAACTTCTCTTGTAGTATTATTAGTATCTGTACCTGTAAGATAACTGATTTTTGAGGATTTAATAATATCTTTGCTTACACTAGAAACAGGTCCAAACAGATAAGTTTTTGCTGTAAATCTTAAAGTATATAACAAAACTCTTCTTGTAGAAAAATCACCTTCATAATCATCTTGCATAGTCACATTTTCTAAAATAATAGGTATATCTTTTTTTTCTTGAATAGAATCTACTAAAGAAACTGTTAAATTATATGCTGGTTGAAAATAAGGTAAAATTTGTTCAACAATTTGTAATGCATCATCATTTAGTTTTGACATAATTGACAATTCAAATTGCATATTATATGGAACTGGCATATACATTTTTTTTGTTTCAATACCAGTATCTGGATCTTTTGCAATAAATGTTTGAGTCGTGGTTAATTTTCTAGATGCGTCATAAGTTAAACCAGTAAATTCAAAAGACATTCTAGGTAAAGTAATAGCCGTAGATTTATTTAAATCTGGTGACTGATTTAATCTTGCAAGAAACTTTTGTGTAGGTCCATATGCAAATGGAACTTTTATAACACTAACTACATCATCTGAAGAGTTTGTATGTTTAATGGATATATTATTAAACAGAGTCCCAAAAGATACGATGGTTTTTCTTAAAATTTCGTTGTAAAAATATTCAAACATAATAAGTACCTATTATACTACTATTTAACCATTATAATTATTGCAAATATCATTTATGGAGTACCAAATGGATTCTTTTCACTGAAATCAATGATTGAATCTGCTTCGGTTTCAATTGAAGAATTATCTGCAAAACCATCATTATTTGGATTTAAATCAATATTCCTTAATTGATGAGATGCACTTGATGCTGCTCCAACAATATTTTCTCCAATTACAAATGCACCAGAAACATTAGAAACTTCTAAAACATTTGTTATAGAATTCCAAGTTCTTACTTTTGCAGTAGTTCCACTCGAAGAACCTGTTACAGTTTCATTAAATATGAAAGTTCCAGATGATGTCATTGGTGGTTGACTGATTGATATTGATGGTGCAACACTATAACCCAAACCTGCATTTGTAATTCTAATTGCAGTAATTGTTCCTGCTGCACTTACTATTGCGGTGGCAGCAGCAGAAACAGTAGAAACTCCAATATTAAATATTTGATTTGTAAATGTTATCGTTGGTGATGTTGAATAACCAGAACCACCACTTGTAACTGTCACAATACCAATAATGTTATCACCAATTGTGGCAGTTGCTGCTGCCCCAGACCCTCCACCACCTATAAATCTAACTCCAGGAACACTAGTATACCCTAAGCCAGGATTTATAATTTGAACACTTTGAACAGATTGAGCACTTGTGTTTACATTGTCAGTGCAAACTACAATACCACCTATCATAGTAGCAGTAGCAATCCCAGTTTTTCCACCTGATGGTGCAGACGATATTCCAACAATTGGTGTTGATGTATAACCACCACCTCTATTTGAAACAGTAATAAATCTAATTCCACCAAAAGTTACTATACCAACAACAGCAGTTGCTGTTATTCCAATTCCAACTAAAGTGAGAGTTTGAGTTTGCCCTAAAACAGTATCAATTCCATCTTCCGAAGTTCCACCATCTTCACCAATTAAAATATTATCAATTTCATCAATATCAGTATCAATAACTTCATCCTCATATCTAAACAATTCACATTTTAATAAGTATACATAATTTTTTTGAAGTTGATAAAAAGGTTTTTCGTGTTCTACAAACTTTATTTCAAATAATCTATCACCTAAAGGAAAATATATTAAATCTCCTTCCTTTGGTCTTGTTGATAATTTTATATTTGGTTTATTTTTGATTAGAGGTGTAATATAAGTCTCAAACCTTTCTTGTGATATGATTAAACTTATTTCCTGTGACGATTGGATTCCAAATTTTGATAATATAGTTGTATTACCTTCATATCCCTCATAATTCTCAATATATGCTTCCAATGGATATGCATCAACAAATTGTGACTCAATTACTTCCCTTATAATAGTTTTCTCTGTGACATATCTTCTTGGTAAGTAGTAAACCTCAACACCATACATCCTCAATTGTTCATTAATTAAATCTTGAACAAGATTTTGTTCACTATTTGACCCTTGAAGAAAAAATGGATTTAACATTATCCTATCATATCAAAAGGAGGAAGTTCATAAGTATTTGACATTTTTTCCATTAATGTATCAATTTCTTTTTGTCCGTCATCATATATTTGTCTTCCATTTAGTTCTATTCCACCAGGCAGTTTTACTCCTTGAAATTTAATTAAATTTTGACCCCATTGACGTTTGATTAATGATGTTAAGTATGGTTTCAAAAAGGAATCGTTATAAATTCTTGTATAGTCATTTGGATCTAAAGTTGAATAACAATCAATAATAATATAGGTTCCTACAGAAATACCACCCCAATCAATATCCAAATATAATCTATCTTGTCTTTTATTAAATCTTATTTGTTTTTGAGTGTTCAATAAAAAATCTAAATCTTCCAAATATGTTTTAACCATTGCATAACTCAATATTTCAAGAGCACCAAAAGAATAAACATCATTTAGAAATAATTGATATTTTATACTGAACATATTATTAGTAATGGCATTATTACCATCAAATTGGAATATTTTATTTACTCCAATTATATTTGGTGGTACTTGTAAATAATTACTATTTTCTGTATAACTAAAAGTCGTTGCAGTACCTACAATACTTGTTGTTACTGTGGTAGTCACAAGTCCAACAACAGAATTATTTCCAGGTGACCTACCTCTGTCTATATCATTTTGAGTTATTTTATATTTGTAAAAAGTAGGGTAAACTCCATCAAAATGACGTTCTTGGAATAGTTGTATTGCATCATCTACCAAATCATCAATTTGTTCGTCTGCAACATTAATTTCAAGTACTGGTGCTCCCAACTTTCTTTTACAATAATCTATGAGTTCTTGTCGAGTAGTTGGTTGTGCCATTTATTT